GAAGAACCGTTATAGATTGGTGTGTTGTAAGAACTACCTATTTTATACTGTAATGTTGCACCAGCATAAGGCATACCATCATAACGATTAATCGGCTCAAAGCCATAGGGTTTGTCAATGGTTGGATAAGCCATGTTTAAAACTCCTTAAATTAATAAATTAACCTTTGCCAAAACTAGTACTAGATTTTCTCTCATTAAATAGAGGCATTCTAGGATCGTTTTGACGCATAAGATTATTGTCTACAGCGTCTGTTTGAGATTGCGTTTGCTTCTCATAGTACTCTGTTCTTTGTTCGACTAATTCAATAGGTGTCTTACAAAGTAATAATCCGCCAATCTCGATGTTGTCTTTATAACGACTATCGGGATCAACTAACAGTTGAAACTTAGGTTGCTCTTCTGCTCTTACAGGTTCCCAGCCTTCTCTAAGTTTAGAACTGAGATTGCGTGGGTCTGCTGAGTTCAGCATTGAAACTCTAATCCATCTGTACGCAAAACCAGGTTGCTTATCGGGTTCTGGTAACAATTCAGGAGCTTGCCACTGTTTAGGGCGCTCATCCTGTTGACGGGTATCTACTTCACGGGGAATTCTATTTTCAGCCATTTTGGGACTCCAATTTAGTTAATTCCAGCGCATATTGCTCTGGAGAAAGTTTGAACTTTTTAGCCAAAGCTAATTGTGTCTGCGTCAGTCTAATCTTTTTTGGGGATGTAGAACGTGTAGCAGGCGCTACTACCGTTGATGGTTTTTTAACAGAGTCTTTGGTCTCTGAGTTATTATCGCCAGCAAACTTCTCTGGGAATCTTTTACGCATTTCGGTATCTATAGCGTTCCAGTATTGATCAGAGCCAGTTGTGACTCCATCACGTTCTAGTCGTCTATGAATACCCATAGCAAGGAAACTCATATCGTCATCAACACCATACCAGCTGTTTTTGTCCAGCCACGATTGGGTTTTTGAATCCAAGCGTTGCGGTTGTTGCGACTGTTCTGGTATTTTTACCTCATTTTCAGCTGTTTGTAAAGAACTTTCATCATATTGCGGTCTATAAGACTCAACTTGATGGATTTTGAACTTAGCTTCTGTGAGTTTTTCTTGTGCATCTACGACTTTATCAGAATCACCAGAATCATATGCTTCTTTATAAGCGATTCTAGCAAGTTCTAATTGTCGTTCCGCACCTTCTTTAGCGTTAGAAACGTATACTTTTTCACCTTCTGTTAGACGGCCTCTAAGTTTTTTAGTTTCTTCTACTAATGATTGTGCTACACGAATTGCTTCTTGTTGCTCACGTACTGCCTGTTCTTTTTCTCTACGCTCATCGTTAATGAGTTTTTTCATTTGAAGTAAACGTTGTTTAGCTTCTTTTGAATACTGTTCAAGATCATCATTTTCAATGTCTTTTACAATTTCTTCTGGTAGTGGTTGAGCATTCTTTTGATCTTCTTCAGGACGATCATCCACTATTTCAATTTCAATCTTTTCTTCTGCAGATGCTTCTACTTCTGGTGTTTCATTTTCCATTTCATCTGGAAATTTAAAATCATCATCAGCCATGTTAATTCTCCTTAAATACGACTAATGCCACGAGGATCTTCTACGATACCTTCGACACTATCATCATTAATTATTCGGAATTCCCTGTTATGAATCTTCAAGCGTGTGCCTGAATTAGGGCGGGCTAATATGAAGTCACCAACTTTACACCAAGGACCTGTTGGAAATCTTTTTTCATCCTTGTAGCAATCTGGACCCATTTTAACTACAAAGAATACTGTAGATAAAACTTCTTCATTTCTCATAGTTTCAGAGGATTTAATTAATCCACTATCAAACTTGTCATCTGCTTCTGGAATCGCACATAAGATACGATATCCTGATACTTCTGGTAACTGCTTTGCTTTTTCCTCATCCGTTTGGGGAAGAGTTGTTGCTTGGTTTACATCATCGGGATTTGAGCCGATTAGTATTTCACTCATCTGAGTTCTCCATTTGTTTATTTAGGTCTTGAATGTATCTTCGTGTAGAAAGTAGACCTGATATCTTTCCGCATATATTTTGGTATTCAGAGTAGTCTTTGGCTACACCAGTACCTAAATGTTCTTCTAAATTTCTTACTTGTATATCTATTTCTCTTAAGATTACTTCGTATTCATTCATTTATTTTCCTTGTTTGAAGGTTGTTGTTTTTGTTTTTCTTGCATAGCCATTTGAGCTTTTGATCTGCCAATATCTGAACCTAATCTAAAGCCTTCTATCTTTTCTTTTGAAGCAATGTTAGCTTTTTCTGCTTGAGCCTTAGCTGTTACTTGCATACCAGCAATTTCTTTCTGTGCTGATATACGAGCTTTCTCTAATTCAAGTTGATCAGCTTTTGCTGCCGCATCAATTTGCATTTTCTTCATCTTGATTTCAACTTCTTGTGCTTTTAATTGAAGTTCTTTCAACTGCATTTGAACTACAGGATCTTGCGCTGCTTGTTGTGCATTTTTAGCTGCAATCTCTGTTTGATTTTGATTGAGAAGTTGTTGTGCTGCTGGAACTGCCATACGAGCAATTTGAAGTTCTTGCTCTGGTGACATTTTAGTATCCTCATCATCGCTATCAAGGTCGTTGTATGGGATATTAATGCCCATAGTAAGCTCCATTTGACGTTTATACTCCATACCTATGTGCTCTGTAATATGAGCTTGTAGTGCTTGAGCAATTAATGGTGCTTGTGGGTTCTGACCAATCGTTTCTCTGATTTTTGGATCATTTAACATAGCCATATGTATTTGAATATGGGCTTGATGGTCCTGATACATGAAAGCTTTCATAGGTTTGCTCTTTAAAGCATTCATATTCTCAGTAATTGGGTCTAATGGTTTCTCATCTTCAGGTAAAGGTACCAATTTTTCAGCATTTTTGATGCCTAACACTGACAACATCTGACGATGTAGGTATGGTAGGTTGTAAAGTTGAGGTGCTGTTTGTGATAATTGTAAAACTGCTTGGTATTGCACCACTTTTTGACTCATTGTGGCCGCATTTGGGTCAGAAACAGGGATAATATTGATCATCTCATAGTCTTTTCTACGAGCTTTTCTATTACCTGTTGCTGGTTCATATGAATAATCAGCTGGAGCGTAGCTTGCAATGATCTTCTTGAGTAATTTAAACTCATTTTTCATTGAAAAGTGCATACGAGCTTGAATAGCTGACATCACTTTGAGCGTTCTCTCTAAGATTGCAAGCGTTGTGCCTACAGGAGAGTTAGCGCTCATGTCTGAAACCTTTAAATCACCTGCAGCTGCAAATCTTCTACCCTCTTCAATGATCTGATTGAGTAGTTGGATAAGCGTTTGTGATGGTTCTTTGTAAGGTAATGGCATGATATTGTCTTTCATCGTGCCAGAAGGTACATCTACATCTCTAAATTCGCCTGGAGCAATCGGTGTATCATCACCTTTAACTCGAAGGCCACGAGTTTTAAATCCACCTGGAAGGTTAGCTAGTGATCCAGCGTCTACTAACTGACGTAATATGGATGTACCAGATTTAGCAAAACCTCCGATCAAGTGAATCAAACCAAAAGCATAGAATCCAAAACCTGGAATGTATGCATAATGAACAAAGTGTTGACGTTTTTGGAAAGTCTCATCATCTGGTTCCCAGTTACGTCTTACTGCAAGTACTGTCATACTTCCGTATTCAATCGTTACGATATATGGAAGTTTTAAACCTGTCTTGTTACCTTTTTCATCTTCATGTTCAAAGCCAGGAAGATCTAAGTCAACTTGCATTTCAATTAGTTTATATCTTGAATCAGTTGTTGCACGGAAGCCTAGCTTCTCTGCAATCTTCTTCTCAACTTCATCTAATGTATTTTGTGGTGCACCTAATTCAACATCACGATAGAAGCCATCAAGTTGAAGTCTTAGTAATTCATTTTCTGTTTTACGCATGACGTGAGATACACGCTCTGCAGTTTCAAGATTAGAAGCGCCATAAGGTACAACTAAATCTTCTGAAGGAACATAGATAGATACTTGACGATCAAGACCTGGGTCTACATAAACCTTTTTAAATCCGTTACCAGATAATGCGGTGCCCCATAACATACGTTCATGTTCTGAGCGATACTCAGTCATCTTTTCTGTAAGCTCATAGTTCATGTCATCAACAACACGTTCCATCGCTTCTTTTTTCTCTTGTGTTTCTTTTCCAATAATTTCGCCCTTAACAGGACCAGCTGCTGGGAAAGTATCCATGATTGTTTCTGATTGGAATTTAGTAACAGCTTCAGCTAAGATTGGATGATAAACACCACATGCACCATCCCATGGCTCTGAACGTTCTTCAATCTTTAGACCAAGCAATTCTAAACCATCGACATAAGTTTGAATCCAGTCTTTACGAGAAGCTACGTCTCCATCAAAGTCACCAATTAAATCACCAGCTAAAAGTGTTAATTCACCTTCAGTTAATTCTTCAGCTAAGTTCTTATTAAACTCTTCATTGTCTTCTGCTTTTTCAATATCAATCTCTAATCCATCCATGTTAATTTTTACAGATTCAGGATCTTCAATTTCAATTTCTATAGGTGGCGCTTCTGGAATTGCTGCGAGACCTTGTGGTAATTCATATAGTGCTTTGTCGATTGCCATAATTTTTCCTTAGTAATATGCAACTTTACGTCTAAATTCTCTTGGTTCGTCTGGTTCGTCTGTTGGAAGATTAACGAATCCTCCCTTTCTAAACCGAATAAGAGCTTGGGTTGAAGAGTCCACTAAGTCATCGTGGTCTGAATTTGGAAATGCTGCCATCTCTTCTATGACTTCTTCGGCCCAACGCTTTCTTGGTGCCCATACCTTGCCAGATGCAAATAAATCTGTTACAGAGTTTAATCTGCTTATTTTATCGTTTCCACGGGTTGGTGTAAACTCTTGAAC